ATGGCCACTGTAAAACTTTTCGTTCGATCTTCAGCTAAAGACCAAAAGAGACCGGTTAGAATTCGTGTTCGATTAAGGGCGGGGCGTGATATCGATTTGTATGCAAATACCCTTCAGGTTATTGAACCGGTCAATTTTAACAACTCTACCGAAAAGGTCCGGGATAAGCTGGAAATTCTTGATAGGGACAAAATCAATAAAAAGTTACGGGATCTAAAAGGTTTTATCGAAGATACAGAGAAGAAGGAGCTGGATAAAACAAAACTTACAAAAGAGTGGTTGGAGCTGGTCATCGATAAATTTTATTTTCCTGAGAAATATCAAAATCCGAAAGGATCCTTATTCGCATTTATTCAGGATTTTATTGATAAGGCGGAAACTTATCCAAATCCGAGAACCGGAAAACCTGTGAGTTATAGGGTGTATAGGCATTATAATAGCTCATTTGATAGACTAAAAGAGTTTTCTAAAGAGCAAGGGAAAGAAGTTAATTTTAATGATATCGATCTTGACTTTTATGAGGATTTCAAAGCTTACCTCCAGTCTCAGGGATTGGCATTAAATACTATTGGCCGGATCATTAAAACAATCAAAGTATTTCTTAACAGTGCTACAGAAAAGGGATATAATACCAATCTAAAATACAAAAGCGCAAAATTTGCAGCCCCTACGGAAGAAAGCGAAACGGTTTATCTAAATGAGGAAGATATTGATAGCCTGACCGAATTAGATCTCACGGAACATGAGAGGCTCGACAAAGTGCGTGATCTTTTCTTAATTGGTTGTTGGACCGGTTTGAGGTATTCTGATTTTTACCAGGTAACAAATGATAACATCAAGGACAACCTGATACACATTCGGCAGACAAAGACTGATGCAAAAGTTGTGGTACCTGTACATCCTACCGTACAATCAATACTTGATAAATACAAGGGGAAATTACCTGCAGTTATTTCTAATCAAAAATTCAATGTTTACCTCAAAGAAGTAACTGAAAAGGCTGAGCTTAATGAAATAGTCGAAAAGTCCATAACTAAAGGAGGAGTTAAAAAAACAACCAAATATAAAAAATGGGAACTGGTACGAAGCCATACTGCCAGGAGGAGCTTTGCAACTAATCTTTATAAAGCCGGATTCCCAACGCAAAGTATAATGGCCATAACCGGACATAAAACAGAGGCAGCTTTTCTGAAGTACCTGAAAGTTACACCGGTTGAACATGCTCAGTTATTGAATGATTTTTGGATCAAAAAACAACTGGAAAAAGAAGCTGAAAAGGAGGGAAATAATGAGTGAAAAATTTAGTAAAAAGTGGTTTAAAGCTAACTTTTACAGGTATAATTCTTGGTTAAAAGGGGATATAAAAAAATATTGTAGTCAAAACTTTCTTGAAATTGACTCTTTTGAGACTTCTTTCAGAAATCATTTTGATATCATCAAACCGGTGCACAGACGGGGAGTAGATGCAATTAGAGAAATCAAAGGGGAAATTATTAATAAATTGAATATGTCTCAAAGATTAGCCAGAGATATAAATATAAATGATTTCGATATAATTATTGATTGCTTCGCTTCATTAAAAAAAATGGGAGGCCTAAATAATTTTAGCTACCAAGAATTAGCAGAAATGTTATATTTTTTATTTGATAAATATCAGCAGAATACAATATTTCATAAACTTCAAAGAAAGGCTCCTTATGATGGAGTTATACAGATCGTTGATAAAAATTGGTTTGATGGTTTAAGCCCGGATCTTAAGGAAAATTCTTTTGCCACTAAAAGAAAACGAGATGTTATAACAGGTTTTTGAGACAGTTATAAACAATGGGATTACCAAAGAATTTATATTTATATGACCATATTATACATGAATAACGAATAAACTACTACCATTATCACGCGTTAACACACTTCATATCACCCTTACTTATATAAAATTGATAGTAACCATACTTTGAAATTCTTTACTGAAGTTTGTATCAAAATGTAAAAGCATTGAGATATGAACTTAGAAATTCTACAACAAAATCCTGAGTTAGCAAAAAATGTAACATTCAGAATTACAGGCAAGGAACTACTAGATGGATTAAGCGCCATAGCAGAGAAAAAATTCACAGGTAATGAAGCCTCGGTTGAAGAGGATGAGTTCATTCCGCGCCCGGAAGCAAAAGCAATTCTCGGAGTTTCTTCCGATGCTACAATGATTAAATATGAGAAATTAGGAATTCTTCGAAGTTATAAGCTGGCAGGTAAAATCAAATATAAAAAAAGTGAGGTTAGGGCTAGTTTAAAAAGCCTTAGCCGCTAAAATATTGAAAGAACGAGGGAGCTCTTAATGGTCTGTTATTGTCATGAGTAAAACATTAACAAGAGTATTTAAAACGAAAAAAGCACCCGTTTATGGAACAAAAACTATTTAATGTCTGGTACGACACCGACACAAGTAACGCAACATCAAGCCCGATAAGCGAACCGCCGGAGCGTGTGAACTTCGGCGGCCACGAACCAATCTACACGGGCACCAAATCACAGGTTAATCGATTCTTAGCGAGATTAAAGCGGAAGCCGTGTTTAATCGAAAAGTATCTCCCATTAGAGAAAGGAGGTACAAGATGATACACATCTTGCTAAGCAAAAAGTCAGGTCGAAAGTATATGATTGTAGGTAAAAAAGACTTCGACAGTTGGCCAGAAAAAACCAAGAATAAATTTTTGGTAGTGGACCAGGGCACTTACAAAAACCTCGAGAAAAAGCAGAGTATGTTAAATCAATTTTTAGGACCCAATGGCAAGACCAGTTAAAGACGGATTCATGTTCTTCCAGAAAGACACAGATTCTTTTCAGGATAGGAAAATCAGGCGATTAATCCGAAAGTTTGGAGGCGATGGTTACCTGGCGTACGATTTTATACTTTGTACTATTTACCGCGACAAAGGCTATTATGTATTGTATGATGCTGACTTCTGTTTTGATGTAGCTGACCAGATTTACATGGAAGAGGAAAAGGTCCGAGAAATAATTGACTATTGTTGCGAAGTTGGTTTATTCAGTCAACGACTGTTCGTAGATGAAAAAATAATTACCGGCAAAGGTATACAGTCGCGATGGCTGGAAATGAATACAGTTTCAAAACGAAAAGACAAAATAATCCACCTTAAATACTTAGCCGATGAGGTTAATTCGGAAGAAACAGCAGTTAATTCGGAAGAAACTACAATTAATACAGAAGAAACCAAAAAAAACTCTGGAAAAACAACACATAGTATAATAGAGTATAATAAAGAAGAGAATATTTATAACCATTGGAATTCTAAGGGGATCATTGTTCACAAAGAAATGACCAAAGAAATTCGATTAGTTATTAGTAAGGCACTTAAAAAATATTCCCATGACAGTATTTTTAAAGCTATCGATAGATATTCTGAAGTTTTTAATTCTAAATTCTTCTTTGATTACAAATGGTCGCTTTCCGATCTTCTTTCACGCAAAAATGGTTTACCTGACTTTATGGATGAAGGATCTAAATGGCTAAGTTACTGCGATTGGAAAGATCAAAAGCCGAAAAACGGACATGCACTTAAACAACTAACTGGCGCCCAAAAATGAAAAATTCAGAATTAGGACATATCCCACCGCAAGCAATAGAAGTTGAAGCCGCTGTATTAGGAGCTTTAATGTTGGAGGCAGACGCGTTAGCAGCAGTTGAAGGTTTTTTACATCCGAATAGTTTTTATAAAAACGAACACAGGATTATATATGAAACGATTCAGAAACTGAAAGTCGATAAAAAGCCGGTAGATTTATTAACAGTCACGCAGGCTATAAAAGACAGCGGAAAACATGAAGAGGTTACAGCGAGCTTTATTACCGGGCTTACGAGAAATGTAGCCGCCGCCACAAACATTGAACATCATGCCCGTATCGTAGCTGAAATGTACAGCAAACGTGAAGCTATACATGATATGGCTGATATTATCAACCACGCTTATTCAGGTGAAGACGTGGAAATAATCAGTCACATGCTCAAGCAAGCGGCCGAACGCTTTGGTAACCATTTTACCATAGCTGACACTGGAAGTCATATTTCATTGGTTCTGAAGAATACTATCAGAGATATAGAAGCAGACGCAAAAGCAACAGAAGCAAACCAAACGCCCGGAATTAAAACTGGTTTTAAAGAATTAGATATTACAGTTGGTGGTTGGAGATCCGGTAACATGATTGTTTTGGCAGCCCGTCCCGGTATCGGAAAAACCTCTTTCGCACTTGACTTTGCTTTAACTGCAGCCAAGGCCGGATATTGGGTAAATATATTTAGCTGGGAAATGAATAAAGAAGATTTGGCCCGTATCATATTATCTGCCGAAAGTAATGTTTACAGATCGGATATTCGCGACGGCTCCCTTAATTCTTCCGATTGGAAAAAGATCAATCAAGCTGTTTCCGAGCTTGAAAATCTACCTATAATCTTTCGTGATGCTGCAGGTCTATCGGTTCAGCAAGTTAAAGCATCTATCCACCAAAACCGAAAAAAGGGACGCTGTGATTTTGCTATTGTTGATTATATGCAGCTTGTTAAATCTCAATCAAGTAAATCAATTCGTGAGCTGGAAGTCTCTGAGATAAGTAGAACGCTGAAAACTGTTGCATTAACGGAAAATATACCGGTACTGGCACTTTCGCAGCTCAACCGTGAAGCAGAAGGTAAAAGCCCAACGCTAGCAAATTTACGAGAATCAGGTGCAATAGAGCAAGATGCTGATGTCGTGATTTTTTTATCGAAAGACGGCGAAGCAATCCGGTTAAGTATTGCAAAACACCGTAGGGGTAAACTTGCTGAAATTAACGTCTACCACAACGGACAAATGACACGATTCTCCGAATTCCCTTTTACAGATAATGCGACAAACCCTAACGAAAGAATTGAAAGCAACAACCAGGGCGATTGCCCTTATTAAATAATATGGAAATGAAAGAAAGAATTTTAAACACACTGGAAGACAAAAAAGAGATGCTCGACAATTACACTGATGAAATGAAGGAAATTGTCCTAGGTGATAATCTAAAAATAGATAGACTATCTGAGCTGTGCCGATCCTGTACTATCATTCTTAACGAGATTGAAACACTTGAGAGTTTACTTGAACCTCAGATTGGTAACTAACACTAAATATTAGAAAAATGGCAGAGAAAAAAGAAGCGAAAGAGATCGCGATCAGACGCGAAAAATACAACCAGTGCCGGGTGCAGTGGAGAGTGAAAATTCCGAAATACCAAACAATCGCGAATGAGATTGCAGCGCTTGGGGTTGAGCCGACAAAAGAGCTATTATTACAGGTCGCAAACAACAATCTATCAGGCCTAAAGAAAGCATACGAAGCGACTTTAACGGGTACCGTTGGCGATATTAAGCGCGCACTCAATGAGCGTGAGAGCGTCCCGGAACCAAAGACGGAATTACATGTAAATCCCAACAAGGACAAAACTACTTTCCACCTAAAAAGTAAAGACATTTCGAAGTACGAGTATGCTGGCGACTTTAAACTACTGCAGGAAGCAATCGAAAAGCTAAACTCAAACATCGGAGTACACGTGGATCTGGATTATGTTGTTGGGCCGGCGATGAACCCGGAGTACATCACCGTTGAGAATGGTAAGGTCTTAATTACAGAAGAAACCTACAAGCAGATCGTTGACGAACATTTCACGATTCGAGCGAATACCAAATCACAGCTGGAAGCTTATGAAAAGGCGCTGGCTATTCAGGACCAGGTAAACGATTTGTTGAAGCCGCTTTGGAAGCAAAAAGACGAACGCAATGAAGCAGAATTCTCTGACTTATTTGAGTTCGACGATAAAGGAAACTACGTTTTCATCGAGGAAATGTTGGAACACTTTTTATAAGAATCATAAAAATTAAAATCATGTACGAAACAAGCAAATGTAAAGACTGTGCATTCTTAGCACGAGAGAAAATGGTCCCTAAAGACGGTGGCTATAGATCATCTATCCCAACGTGTTTGAAAAACGAAAATATCGGAGCTGATTACAAAGAATCATGCACTCCGTTCCTGGATGAGTCAGATCCCGGTGCAGCATCGGCAAAACAAACAGCTTTTGCCAGTGACTATGTTTATGCTGAGCAGGTGAAAAACTACATCGCGGCAAGATCAAATGATCAGGTTGAGAAAATCTTCGAGCATATGACAATCAGGTACCAACCGGAATAAAAAACAAAATTCTCAATATTATGGAAAAAGAAACGGTCTGGAAAGACGAAAAGGCGATAAGTGATAAGATCAAGGAAGCTGAGCAGGTACTACCTGCAACAAACAAAGCGCTGCAATTGATAAAAGATGAAGGCATTTCTCCTACCGGTGAACACCTTAAAGGATTCATCGAAGGAGGCGGCGACTATTTGATAGGGGTTTTGGGTAGCATCGCACGAAAAGACATTGAGAAGATGAACCTGAAGCTCGAAAAAATGAAACAGTCGTTCCTACGCGATGCAACAGCTATAAATCAAAAAAGAGCTTCTGAAACTCATGCTGAATTATACCGGGCATTGAACGCCTCAGGTGTTAAAGCAGATGAAATTGAAGTATCTGCAGGAAAAGCCGGTTTAAAGAAAACTTTCTTAGAATCGATTGAGAAGGAATTCACGGTCGAACTCGATACTCCCGAACGGAAGAAAATGTGGAAAGCGATTCAAAGCTTCGTTAACGCATTCAACGAACTGGAAAGTGAAGCTGAAAAAGCTGGAATATTGTCGGTACAAGATACCATCGATGTAAACGAGGCATACATTCTCACCATGAAAAAGAATGGGAATTATGCCAGAGCTGAACCGGATCCTAGTTTCTTTTTAGGTTTTCAGGGTATCGGTAAACTGGCATCAAAAGAGAAAACAAAATAAAGTATAAACTTAAAATTTACAAACATGGCATTTAAAGAATTAACACTTCAAGAAGTTGAAGAACAACTTAAAGGAACCGACTACGATCACTCCGGTTGGGTACGCGAATGTTGGAGTTGGGTCAATGGAAATGAATCCACTGTTAAAAAATGGATCGCTGAAAGAGAGCGAGTTGAGAAAGAACATGCAGACCTTCAGAAAAAACCAGGATTTGGCGATATGGGGCCGGCTGTTTTGCTGAATGTGGATGAGAACGGCGATCCGTACACGAATAATTAAGATATCCAGTTCTTTTTTTACTTGAACTTGGCTTTGTTATAGGGAGCTGGGTATTGATCCGGCTCCCACTTTGCCTATTAAAAAAAACTAGCATGAAAAACAATCTTCCGAAACTCACCGCCAAACAAGAAAAGTTTTGCCAGGAATACCTTATAGACTTGAACGGAGCTCAGGCGGCTATTCGTGCCGGTTATGCTAAAAAATCGTGTAGGTCGATAGCGAACGAAAACCTGACAAAACCAGACATTCAACAAAGAATTCAGCAGCTGCAAAAAGAAGCCCGTAAAACAACCGAAATAACCCGTGAGGAGGTATTGTCGACACTGGCCGCAATAATGCGCGCAAAGCTCCCGGATTACTTCACAGACGGGAAAAAGATGGATTTGGAAAAATTGACGGAAGAGCAAAAGCTTGCGCTTGAATCGATCCGGGTAACAAAGTCGAGCTTCTCTGTAAAACTTACCTCCAAGATTGCAGCAATTGAACGTATTAACCGCATGTTGGGATATGATTTACCGGAAGATTTAAACGTCAATATTAATAGACTTTCGGAAGATGATCTGGATAATTTACTAATGAAAATAGCAGCTAAAAATGGATAAAGAATACCTGGAAGGTTTAACCAAAGAGGATAAAGTCGAATTAGTAAAAAAATTCGCAAGCGGAAGTATTCGGAAAATTGGAAAACAATACATCGATATGAGCGAGGAAGGCTTTGTCGGAATTATCACAACAGCTGACGGTAAGAAATATGCCAACGGAGATAAAACAGCTGAATTACCAGATGATTTCTTTAATGAATTTAAGGGCTCATCGATTGAACTCCCGGACAACGGACGCGATGAATATTTAAGCTGAAAATGAAAACAAAAAGACAGGAAACAAGAGTTTAAAATAGCAAAATGTATAAAATTGAAAAATATTAATTGTGTAAAAGTTTAACAGTCAGTCGATTGTATTTCTATTAATCACAATGTTAATTATAAGACATGGCAGCAACGAATAAAAAAACAGCAACGAGAATGCTCATCACGCCTGAGTTTTTTACAAAAAGAGTAACTCAAATTCTCAGGAAGAATTTAAATGCGCTTCTCTTCCAGTATCAGATCAGCTACAAGATTGAGAAGGATCCGGAAATGAAGGAAAAGCGACTTGCAGCCTGGTTGCAAATTCAAAAGGATCTGGCACAAGTTGAAGCTGTGCTTGGAATTGCTGCAAAAGAAGATATTGAGGGAGTCTATGTCAAAACATCTGAAGGGAAGGTTTATGATTGTAGTACTATTAAACCTAGTGAGCTAGGTGAAGACTCTCTCTCAAATTTACTGGTGGAAATATCAAAAACGATGAAATGAAAGGTCGCATTGTCATACAAAACACCGCAAACGTCATCCGGGCTATACAGAACCAAGTAGCCAAAGCCGATGAAATGACACTGGAAGTACTGAAGTATGCCGGTGAAACCTTTGTAAAAAATGCCAGAGAGAACCGGCAATTTCAGGATGATACCGGAAACCTGCAATCATCAATAGGTTATGTGATTGTGAAGGACCGGAAAATAGTTTTCAAAGCACTTCGCGGAATTGGAAAGAGTCCAACATCCAAAGGAACAGAAGCCGCTGAACGGTTGGCAGAGGCAATAATGATCAATCTGCCCAAAGGATTTTCGCTCATAGGATTAGCAGGTATGGAATACGGGATATATGTTGAGGCGATGGGCATTGATGTTATTACCGGCTCGATACCGGAAACTCAGCGACTATTAAAACAGATTTTCAAAGAAATAAAATAACCTTAAACAATAGAATCATGATAGCAGGAGGATTACAGGGTTTGCACTTCGTCAACACGATGAGTAACGCGGATTTAAAACGAAAAGCAGCGGAGGCTGAAGGTATAATCGGAGCCATGGGCAGAAACATCGGGAAGTTAGCTCCCTTTGCACCACTGGCCGCTGGGGGTTTAATACTCGCTAAGCTAAGTGATGACGCTTATGATTTCTCAAATGAGTATTCAAAGGCTATGCGAGAGGTCCAGACTATCTCTAAAGCTACTCAAAGGGATTGGGAAGGAATGAATAAATCGATCATCGATTTAGCGGCAAATGGTCCCGACGATGCCATTCAATTGGCACAAGCTTATTACCAAATCGCCAGTGCTGGGTATGACGGAGCTGCAGGTCTTAACTTGCTGGATGTGGCAAGTAGAGCAGCTACGGCCGGTATAACGGACACCAAGACAGCTGCAGACGGTTTGACAACCATCTTAAACGCCTGGGGAAAGGATGCAACAGAAGCGGAACATGTTGCAGACGTTCTTTTCAAAACGGTTGAGAAAGGTAAAACTACCTTCCCCGAATTGGCTCAAAATATAGCTACCGTAGCTCCTATGGCCAGCGCGATGAATATTTCCCTTGAAGAGATAACCGGCTCAATAGCTACCCTTACCAAGCAAGGTAACACTACACCCGTTGCTTTGACACAAATCCGACAAGCGATCATCGGTCTAAATGAGAATTTAGGTGACGGTTGGAGTGAAGCGATGACCTTTCAGGAAGCCTTACAGCAGGTTCGTGATATGGCCGGGGGATCTGACACCAAATTAAAGGAAATGATGGGTCGTGTTGAAGGTATGAATGCAGTATTATCATTGACAGGAGATAAGGCCCTGGAAGCTGCCTCAGATCTCGACACTATGACAACCGCTGTAGGATCCATGCAGACAGCCTATGAAACAATGATGCTTGAGGCTGACAACAAATGGAGTCAAGTTCACAACAAATGGCAACGCGAACTTTCGCAGGTCGGTGATAAGTTAAAGGTCGCCTCCTCTGGTATTGCTGATTTTTTTAACAGGATTCTTACTGATGAGCAAGCTGACGTTATTGGACCAGCTTCTCAGTCAGCAATCAATAACCTCTTTTCAGACCTCAATCAGCTCGATGATAAAGAAGCCAAACTCAAGCTTATCACTGATAAGATTATCGAGTTGAAGAATGAATATGTGAGTTTAGGTCAGGAATCGGCTCACTGGGAAAAAGGTCAACCGAGTTGGTTGCAACGACAAGCTGAGAACTTCAATGCGGCTTTGGGCTTTGGACCAGCCACAATGCCCGGACGATATAACCAGGCAAACCTCGAAATCGTTCAGAAAGATATTGCGATCAATGAACAGGTTAGTCAAAAGCTTGAAGAGCTTTACAGACAGGTTCTGAATTCTGCAGGTGGATCTTCAGGATCCGGAGGTGGTGGAGGAGGTCAGGCTAAACCTTGGACTGTGGGAGAAAGTCAGGCAGAGATTGAACGGCTTAAAGAGCAGCTGGGAACCGTATCGATCGAGCAGGAAGTTGAACTCCGGTTTAAAATTGCCGATGAACAGGCGAAGGTTGATGAGTTTTACACTAAAGTTAGAGACCGGTTTAACCAGGCGATAAATGAAAGCTGGGAGGCGCCTTTTAACCGAACCGTTGATACAGAAGGGGCGAATACAGAAATAGCTTCGCGTGGTGATGCTTCGAAAATGATTTCAGATCAAGCGGAAGCATACAGACAGCGGCTCAAAGAGACTACAAAACTGCTTAAGCCTTTGCAGCAGTTAACAGACGAAGAGTCGGAACAGTTAAGAATTGAGGAAGAGAAGATCAAAATCCAATTGCAACAAATTGAGAACCAGGAAGAGCTTGCAAAGGCCATGTATGACAGCTCTGAAATACTCGGAGCCTTAAGTTATGCTATTGGGGAGGTAGATTCTGAAGCTGGAAAAGCAGTTGGAAGATTGGCAGATATGGCCCGAAATGCAAGTAACATGATTGCTTCCTTCTCATCGCAGGATTATTTATCGGCAGCGGCTTCAGGCATAGGTCTTATTGGTAATATTTTAGGATCTGTCAGTACATCGCGCAGCGACAAATTAGCGGATGCCCTGGATAATATAAATGAATCACTTGAAAGACAGGCTACACTACTAGCTGCATTAAACGGAGAGGATTGGTTTGAGGCTGCAGGTAAACAGGCGCAAAGGCTAAGAGAGGATATTGATGAATTAACAGAAACTCTGTTACAATACACGCTTGTTCCGCGCGAAATAGCCGAACAATACAGAAATGCAGCTGATCAGAGAGGCGGTGAAGCTTTGGCCGACATGTATGGTATTGACACAACAGGATGGTCACTAGATGATATTTTGAAAGCATTAAATGGCGATTATGATTTTCTGGCAACAGAGAAAATGTACGGTGACGTAAACAACCTTCTTACTACCATTCTGAATTTAAGATCTGAGCTCGACAGTATCAGTAATGATTCGGTTTTCGATAAACTGGGTTTTAATACAGAAGATATCTCAAGTATACTTTCCGACGGAATTACACAGGGGCTTAAACTCTCAGAAGGAGGTTTAGGTGATTTTGCAGACAGTTTTAAAAAACAACTTAACGACGCCATACTTCAGGCGGTATTAGGTCCGCAAACTGATCAGCAGATTCAGGCATACATGGAAAAAATGAGAACCTATGCCGATATCGAAGAGGACGGATCTATGTTTTCTGATCAGGAAAAAGCGGAGCTGGAAGACCTCTATAGAACTCTGATTGAAAACACCCAACGACAAGCTGACGAACTTGGTTTTATGGCAGATGACTCAGCGGGGGGATATGCCGAAGCTCAGGGAATTCAACGCAGCATAACGGAAGAAACAGGAACTCTATTAGTTGGACAATTCACATCCATGCGAGATTACCAGGTAAGAGCAAACGACACAATGATGGACCAGTTGGCCATGGCAGAAGAGCAGTTGGAAGTACTTCAGGATATTCGGGACAATACCTCCTATAATCACAATTTAGAGGGCATGCACGAAGAGCTGAGAACCATGAACCAAACATTAAAAACCGGATTGAGCGTTTAGTTTTTGTTTCCATATACTCATGTTGAAGGGCTGGCCTTGAATGGTTGGCCCTTCTTATTTTTCATAATAGCACTTATAAGGACAATTGATATTTGTTAAATATCAGATTATTAAAGCTTTGTGAATTTGGCTGAAAAAAAGGTGAGTCATAAAGTATAAATTCAGCCAGTTTGACAGGATTTCAGTGAGTTTTTTGGAGTATAAAATAAATTAGCTTTTTGACCTTTCACCCGGTCCATGTGTAAATCTTCGCCTTTTAAAATTGATAAGGGAATACCATTCGGAAAAGCTGGGCAAACATTGAACTCAGTATTGAAGTGATTGCAGTTTATGCAGCTACTTTTTGAGAATTCCAATAAAGTAACACAATCCCTTTTTGTTGCGAACGGATCCGGGCGCTGTTTAAATACGGATTTTGTAGCCTGGTATTTTCTTACCTTGAGGTGTGATCGCCGTCCTGAAAAAATATCTTTAGGTATGCCGTTGGGGTAGGCTTTACAGGTACCTTCCTTAAATGGATTATAATGTAAACATGATTTACAGCTCGGGCGGTCGATCATTACATTTTGCTTAGAAGGATTTCGAGATCGTTTTTAGAGTTGATTCGGTAAACCTCACCTTTAAATTCAATGAAACCTGAAACTTCATGCTCAGATTTATTAAATAATTCCCATGTTTCAACTTCCAGGGCCTTTGCTATTTTGATAATATTCTCAAGTGTGATATTACCCTCCATATAGGAATATAGAGTTTGCCGGTTTATTCCAAGTCTTTTGGCTAGGTCTGTTTTTTTTAGCTTTTTCTTTTGTAGTATTTTATCTATACAAATGTGCTCTTTTGCGATTGTTTTATTCATTGTGTTTTGTTTCTTAATGTAATAGCAAAATTATACAAAATTTGCTAAGTGTCCATTCTTAATACTACTTTTTTGTTAAAATATTACAAATATGTTTTGTATTAATAAAACTTTACACTATTTTTGAAGTGTAATATTTAAAACTTTACAAGATGGATCTAAGACAAATAGAAGTTAGCAAGGCCAACCTGATAAAATCAATCGGTGTAGGTGGGTACCTTAAAATGTTTTTGGACCATTTAAAAGCTCAGCCTGGATTAAGCCGGGCGGAAGTATTTGATACTTACTACCAGGTTAGAACTGAAACCTTAAAACAATATGCACTATGAAAATCATTTTTCAAACACTAAAAGTATCGATCAGTACTGAGGTTCTCTCCGGTGGGGAGCAATCTCATGTATTGCAACTGGCTGAAAAGTCAAATAGCGGAGAGGATCTCAGCTCGAAAGAGAGCAGTTTTGTAAACTCGATGGTCAGCCGCTCAAATCATTTTGTAAGAAATTTTTAAACCTTAAATATTAAAATTATGGCAAAGAAAGAGATTATTGAGTGTAATAATAAGAACCTTATTGCACTGGCGTTAACAAACATTTTAACAAATACTGAACTACTCCGACACTCGGTTGAAGAAAAAGGTGATGCGTGGATTTATCTTGCTTTCGATCAGATTAACGACGGTGTAACTCGTTTAGTAGGTGGCCTTACCGGGAATCCTGAAAGAGAGCTGGGATCAATCATGGTTGAATATGCTCAGTCTATCATTGATAATAGCCAAATATTACCTTGGGATTCTTATAAAATGGCTAAAGAGGCTATTGCGAAACTTAGCGCTGAATCCACAATGCACGAATGCGAAAGAAATAGTAAGAAAAAGTAATACATAACTTAATAAACGAATTATGGCAGATATTAAAAAGATGCGTAAAGCATTGGATGAAACATTCAAAAACTATGAACTGGGATTTTGTACTTCCCAAGAGACAGCGAATAATGCTTTGCAGGATATTGTTACTACACTTACGCCGGCAGAGCTTGAAGAGACTGGTGTTGTAGTATCATCGGAAAAGGGTACGACAATAGTAAATGGCAAACTGATTTATAAAGGCAAAGAGTACAACATTGAGTCAATTGAAGAGATAATTGCAGAGGTTGAGAAATACAAATATGTAGTTGACATCGCCTCTCTATCAATCAGTCAAACAATGGCTTATTTGTTAAGACATGAACCGGATCTTGTTAAAAATAATCACATTATTTTACCAACTTCAGATGATTTTTGGTGGCTGAATGCACTGTCTCATAACTTATCCGAAACTTTGAGATGAGCAAAAAAGATTTTGTAACACTAAGCGACGGAACGAAGCTCCATATTCCAACGTTGGAGCTCTTTCTTAATGGAGGACTGGCCAATATAAAACAAGGCGGTGAGAATAATTTGAATATCATTTATTTCAGTCTTGGAGAGATGAACGTTACAAATTCAAAAATCACTAAGCGAAATGATTAAGCCTCCTTCGGGAGGTTTTTTTATCTTTAAATAAAATTCAAACACAATGGAAAACAATAGCCTTAAAAATCTTGAGCAGTTGAAAGAGCTTTTCATGAAATACAATGAAAACAGTTCAGTAGGTATCTTTTATTTTTGTCTCAATCTTCTTGCCCCAAATAATTTCATAAGAACCAAGTTGATGACGATTTTTGAAATACGAGAACAAAAGCTGGGTATTTCAGAGCGAAAAGCGATTCTCAAAGACCTTGAAAGACTTGGAAGTGTAGAGCGTTATCTACTAACCATCATGAAAAAATCATTGGACGGCAGAGACTATGAGCGACAAGTAGATTATTTAATCAAAAAAATCTACCAAATCAGAGAAGAATACCGAATAGCGATAATTGAAGATATTAATAGGCATATTAGTGAAGCGGTGAATGATGATAGTAATATGGAAAGGAAGAATGCATTTATCGAACTTCTTAAAACTTTAAACCAAATTGCAGATATACAGTTGAAGTATGAGAAAATTAGATCCTGAAAACCTTATTCGTTTATCCAAAGAAAAAGAAGAGATTCAGAGAAAAGTCGATAAAATAGAACGACAATGGAAACAAATGGAAAAGCAGATTGACATGATGAATATGAAGCAAGCGCCAATGTTCGCTGCAGAAAATGTCTTTTGTCCAATATGCAAGACCTATTTCTCGAGTTCAGAATATTTAGGAAGCGTCATTGATAATGAAAAAACCCTCTGGTTAGCCAATATGGTTACACATTATAGGCATTATCATATAAAAAGTTGGAATCGATGTTGGAATTCAAATAGTGGAAATCGCTATAGATCTGGTTGGTTTGGAGATTATGAGGAAGAAAAGCGAATGGTGAATGAACGAGCTAAAAGACAAATAATTAGAAAATGTAGAGAGTATTTAAAACACAATAATTTTTTGTTGTCTGACGTAGAGTTGCTTGAGATGAATTCCCCTGAAACTTTAAATCTTGCAATAAAAATACTTCATGAACAATAAGGAATCTTCTAACTGAGAGTCTTTTAGTACCTTAACATTCTCAATCATGGTACCTGAAATAAAAAATATGACACCGGAAGAGATACTAGACCACTTTGTCAACGGAAAGGGTGAGGGTGATCTTTATGAGCTGGTGCCATTGCTTCCAATTGCCGCCGGTTCGAAACGGAAAGCACGAAGGATCCTTAAACGTATTCGCGACAAAGGGAAAACCCTTCAAGCCTACTATCCGGAATTTGACAACGTGGTACCTGCAGGTAAATATATTGGTGAGATCGAAGACGGGGCGCTGTATCTGGTATAGTCAAATCTTTATTTCAATTCATTCTAAATACAAAAAATCGTTACTTTGTTTTATTGGCCGTTCGGCCAATGTGTGTTTGGGGGTTAACATTAGCAAAGACCGGCTGTTGAGCTGGTCTTTCATTTTTCAATACTTTCCTTTTAAACTAGCACCACAAAAACACGTATAAAAGAATATCGCTGAACGCCTGTACAACAAAATAAGTGATCCACGCAATAGCGAAGCCTGGTAATTATTGCCGGGCTTTGTTGTAAATTTGTATTATGAATTCAAAATTAATCGAACTTCAGGCTCATATAGATGCCAAAATAGAGGCATATAAAAAGAAGAATCCCGGATTAAAACCCAATGTAATTTTATTGCCGCATGTACACTATGTTGCAATTGTCGGAAAGCTGGCCAGTATCGATGGTAAAACAAAGCGAAATGTAAAATATATGTATAAGGACTTGAAGGTGGTTAGCGATGGATCACTTTCGCCCGGCGAAATAGAAGTGGGAAATGTATTTTAA